ACCATAGGTGTAGCCATCATTCATAACGGCAGGGGCGTATTGCGCTTGTACGGTTTTGTTATTATTTGTAATACCCAAAGCAGACAATAGACCCATATGTATACTTTATACCATAAATCGGACTATTGGTGCAAATTAGACAAAGATTTGTGCGGTTTGTTGAGGTTTTGTTAATTGACTAACCACCATAGCAAGTGATATAGCGGCAGTAACATCTCCAGCGGATTTACGCCTAATTATGCGCCAGCCAGCATCATTTGTCTTAGCTGCGCAATTATTTAGGTGCTGTACTAGCTCTGCTTGGCCAGAATGAACCACACGGCTATTAGCCAAACCATCGGCAAGGTCTGAGCACGCCTGGTAGAACGCCTGGCCCGATACGTCTTGGAGTCTCCAACCACTTTGCTCTAATCTTGTGGCAATAGTTTGCGTGGCGTATTTGTCATAACAAATTGTGGATGGGTGATATTTTCTAGCCCACTCATTTATGTCGCTAGCCATTTTAATCTCATCTATTGCTATATCGCTATACCAAAGCTGTGCCAAACCAACAGCAATTTTACCATCTTTCATTTGACCCATAACTAAAGCACCTGATCTTCTAGTAGGTGCAACATCAAATGCCATAATAGTTTGTGGCCCAACAGGTATTTCTAAACTGCTATCGCTGCACTGCTGAATAGATCCATAAGCGAATGGGCTCACCGTGCTATCTATCCACTGACAAAGCATCTCGGTTCGGGTGGCTTCTATTGTGTTAGTGCTTACAGATTCTTCTAATGTTTGCTCAGTTATTAAATGACCTAAAGCAGGGTTAGCCAACGCCCACGCCTTCTTGTCATTTATCTTGCAGTGCTGTGGTGCGCTGTACTCATAGAATCCTAAGTTTTCCGGTGGATAAGATAAGCAACGCTCTCTTAAATCATTTAGTACAGTACTAAACCCATCACCAGCATTACTTGTCATTAAAGTCATCGCATTAGGCCTTGCACGTGTGGTTGGTAATGCAGCTGTAAAGGCTTCTTCTGTCCACTCTCTTAATTCATCGATATATAAGAAATCTGCCGTCTTACCACGTGGTGCATCTCTAGTAGCTGCTGCAATTTCATACCTGGCACCATTAAGCAAGCTGATAGATTCCTGGCCATTAGCCAATCGTATCTGCCTTACCTGGTCTTTTAGAAATTGATTATCTTCTATTGTGAATGCAACTTGCCTAAAAGTATCTAATGCCATATTGCGATTAGAAGACATACCTAAAACATTTTTAGAGCCCCATAAGAATAGATGGCTCAGAATAAGCATACGTGCTAGGTGTGTCTTTCCATTTTGACGTGCAACCAATACTAAAGCTGTTTTCTTGCGCCAGGCATTCTCATCATCTACAGATAAAAGATCATCTAGCACCCAACGCTGCCAGGGTATTAAGGGTAAGCCTATTTTGTCTGCTAGGTCAGACACTTCCTGCGCTTTGGACTTACCCTTTAATAGTGGCGTGTGGATTCTAGGCTCGGTGCTGCCAATTAGCCCGACCCCTCGTTTGATCTGGATTACTTCCGCATCATTTTGCATCAAAGTCAAGCGTATCAGGTTTATTAAAAGGTGAATCTGGCACCGTACTGGTGGTCTCAGGGAGAGAAGGTTTGAAAAAGACAGGGGGGGTCGCCTTGCTGCTAAAAAAACGCCCACCTTTACGGCTATTACAGCTCTTACACATCGATTGTAAATTATCTGGCGACCACATATCACCGCCTTTAACACGTGGCACTATGTGATCCACTGTGTGTGCTGGCCTGTTACAAATGGCGCACTGCCAACCATCACGATCTAATATGGTAATGCGTAACTTAGCCCACTTACCACTGCCTAATGCTTTATCTCTCAATGCCAACCCTTCTTATCAAAGTGCTCAGCTGCTAAGCAAGCGTTAGGTTCATTGTTTACTAAGCCATATCTATGAGCCACATATTTCATATGGAGATCTATTTGACCTCTAGGAGTAAGTGTAAGCACCATCTTATTACGCATCTGTCCTAGACCATAATGACTATTGTTGCGTGCTTTGTAATTCCAACGACTCTCTCTATATATGAGATAGTTGTAACATTCAAACTGCTCATGAGTCTTAAACTTATTGTAAGCATATAGCTTTAAGTTCATCACTGAGTTATCAGCTGCAACGGAATTAGTCTTTACAAAGCAAAGATTCACTATGAACAGAGCGATCCCAACTAGCCAGCACCTTGCGAGCTTTCCCTGTCGGGCTCGCCTTGTGGCTTTGTGAGCCACTGCTTCACTAGAGCCTAGCATATGAAGTCAAATCAATCAGCATAACCGCAGGTCAGACGGCAAGTCATAATGCGTAGATCATCGGTGTCAATCCAAGTCTCATCCCAGCCAGCCATACTCATATAGACATCCACCCTTCATAAGCAGCATTGGGATTAGCTGCTAACCATTCTTGGCGCAACTTGTTTTGATAAGCCCAATCAATGTTATGGTTATGGTCTTCATCGCTGCACATTATTTTGTTGCAATCAACTGACAAGTGTGGCAGACCACGGCGATAAACTTCCAACTACCACACTTATCACATCTGGATATATCGCTATCTGGTATATCCAAAGCTTCAGCTATATTTTTAACACCAACGCACCCACATTCCATACACTGATAAGCCTTAAATCCATCTGGCATATCTAATTGATCGAGCCATAAGAACTCGGTCTTACGACTGCAACCATTACATTTGAACCGCGTGTGCATTGTGGTAAACTCCTTATTGCCTACAGTGGCATTGGGTACAAACCAAATACTGACCATCGTGTAATAACCTGTCGTCATTACAGGCCATACACTTATCGCTAGTTGGCACTAAGGTTATCTTGTCATTTTCGAAACGTGCTAGATAACCTGAGCCATCAATAATCTCTAAATATCCCATTTACTCACCCCCATCCCAATACCACGATCCCGCAGCTGTAAGTTTGTGCCAGCGGGCATCACATTGTTGATCTTTAGGTGCGCTGCATACATAACCATTATAAGGTTTACCAGTCTTAGCTGTGCCTTCTTTAAGAATCATTGGGCCGTGTTTACATTCTTGCTGCTTTGGTGGCAAAGGTATTGCTTCTACTGCATCACCAATCGACCAAACAGTTGGCTCTTTTTTATCTTCTCCAAATGATGCACGTAACACATTTTCAACAGCTCTAGCCCGAGTGCCGGGCGGTGAATAATTTGTTTGAGTTTTTACAACTCTTGCCATTTCTTCTCGACTTGGTCCATTCTTTTCAGTACCGATATTAGCTGTCTTAAAAGCAACGCCTCGAGCTGAAGTCTCACAATTTTCAAGCGCAAAATCCCGATTGACACCCCTATCGGAAATGACTTCTTTTGCGTGGCCTGTTGCAAATGGTTTTTCATCACCCGAGTCCCGAAATAATTCACATACAACAATGACTCTAGTGTCTGACTCCGAGATAATCCTTGTTCGTACTGCTCCATTTGGATACCTTTCCCAAAATATATTTGATCTTTCTTGCACTGTGGTGTAATCGTCTAAATTAAATGCCATTAGTCATCCCCCCAGGTAAATGAGACATCGAGCTCTGCTTCCAGCACTGTCTGGTATATCGAAATGTAAGCAATAGCGTCTTTGATTGAATCTGTGTGATTTGGAGATTCACTAATCCGAGAAACCTTGACGAGTGCCATACATAATGCGACTTGACTAGGTGTAATTGGATGGTCCAGGTATGCTGACCAGAGCTCACTGATCCGCTTATGGTTTGTGTAAGGGTGACCATAGAGCGTTCCCCGTGTGTGAACCAAATCGACAACATCGGCCAGCAGTTTCTCAGTTTTTGTCATAGTCAAATACCTGGTCTGACTTTGATTTGTTGTCAATCATTCTGCGGTGCATATCCCAGCCATCTTTACGGCCAAGCCAGTAATATCTAGTTTCTGCATTTTCTTTAACTACGTTAATTAACCAGCCAACCATCAATACACCGATGGATGCATAACACACTGCGTAGAATATATCCACTGTAATCATATAGCCCTATCTGTGCGCACATACTTTGTGGC